ATGAAAAAGCCAATATATCTTTGTGCAATGACGATGGCATTATCGCTGGCAGCATGTGTCAATGCCGGCAATCAAACCCCTTCTAATGCAGCTGATATGGACAAGCGACAACGGTCGGAATTGACAAGATTGCCAGCACCTGCCGATTTAGATTTTGCCAAACAATCAGGCAGCGTGCAGCAATTTGAGCTTGAGGGACAAACGGTTCGCTATCGTGCTTTTGAGAATATTGTTTATGTGCTAAACCCTGTTGATACGCGTTATCAATTTATGAATATTTACATCCCCGAGGCGTATTTTCAGGACGAAAGCATAGATGACTTTACCGCCGAAACTGCCCCAATTTTCCTGCCCAATCAAGTTGGCGGCTATATGCCTGCAACCGCAGGGCGACCAGAGTTGGATAAACGCAGCGGCTCACCCAATGCGATGATGGTTGCTCTGTCAAAAGGCTATGTGGTTGCCAGTGCAGGGGCTCGTGGCCGTACCGAATCAACAGGTCGAGCTCCTGCAGCCATTGTGGATTTGAAGGCTGCTGTGCGTTATTTAAAGGCCAATGACAAGCAGATGGCAGGCGATGCCAACAAAATCATCAGTAATGGCACATCGGCAGGCGGTGCTTTGTCGGCATTACTTGGCACCAGTGGTAACGCTCCTGAATTTGAACCCTATTTACAACAGCTTGGTGCTGCCACCGCTGATGATACGATTTTTGCTGTATCGGCATATTGTCCGATTGCCAATTTGGAACACGCTGACATGGCTTATGAATGGCAATTTAACGGAGTGAATGATTATCAAAAAATCTCCATTGAGAATGTTGATTATCGCATTGAACGAAAATTAATCAATGGCGTACAAACCAGCGAACAAATCAAGCTATCAGATGAATTAAAACAAGCATTTATCCCTTATATCAACAGCCTAAATCTATATAATAAACAAGGCGTTAAGCTAACTTTGGACGCAGATGGCAATGGCAGTTTTAAACGCCATATCGAAGGCTTGCTCATGCAGTCAGCACAAGAGGCGATAAATCGTGGCGAGGATTTGTCCGACCAGACATGGCTAACAATAACAAACGGTAGGGTGGTTGCTGCTGATTTTGCTGCATATGCCAAATTTGTCGGACGGCAAAAAACCACGCCTGCATTTGATGGCATTGACCTTTCAACAGCGGAAAATAACCTGTTCGGCGATCAGCAAGTTGCAAAAAAGCATTTTACCGATTTTTCGATGGCAAATAGCACAGTTTTGGGTGCCAGCAAGGCAGATTCACGCACGGTTTATATGATGAATCCGATGAATTTTCAGTCCAAAACCAAATATTATCGCATCCGACACGGAGAAAATGACCGTGATACATCTTTGGCAATCTCTACACTGATGGCATTAAAACTTGATAAGGAAAATAAAGTGGTGGATTTTGCCTTGCCATGGGGACGAGGACACAGTGGCGATTATGATTTGCAAGAGCTATTTGACTGGGCAAAAAGCATCTCGGCACCGTAAGAGCTGTAATGCTTTTGTCAAGCGGTCTGATGATTTGATTGGCAAGCAAGCTGGTGGCAATGTTGGATTTGCCGCCAGTTTATATAGGTAATATCAACTCAAACCTGCAAGCCTTTACCAAAAAATACCAAGCATTCATTTGACTAATAAAAACTTATCATCTTAGGCATGGTGTGTTTTTGTCATATCATTTAACATAATATATATTATGCGAAGTATAAGCAATCGGATTGGCAGGTTTGGTGGGTCAATAACCACCTGTCTTTTTTAGTTACCCACAAGCCAAACACGCCACTAACTTTAGCCTAATAATGGGCAAGTTGTGGCGTGTGGCTTGATGGATAACTAAGGTGAACCAACGGTTTGCAAATAATCAACGCAATTTTTAGCATCAAGATCAATATTTTGCTGTTGTTTATTTTTAGCAATGCATTCACTTGTATCATTATTATAAAACATCATGGCAGGCTTATTATCAAACGGTATAGCTACAGATGAAGTTACAGACGGAGCTGGCAAATAAGGATCAAAAAGCAAAGTTGATGACGGCGGTACATAAGATGGTATGTGAACAGGCAATGGCTCATTTTTTGTATTAGCATTTGTCATATCGTCATTGCTTCTTTTTTCAACAAATAAATCATCAGAAACTGACAAATCTTCATTTTTTTCTGTGTTCTTTAGCTCATCTTGATCATTTACTAAATTTAAATCATCTTGTGATTGATTGCTTAAAACAGCATTAACCGCTTTATCTGTATTTGCAATATCCGAAACACTGGCATTGACATAAAAGTCTAAGCCTTTTGAGACAAAATAACTAATAATAATGAAGATTAAAACAACAGTAATTAAAGAATTTATTACCTTTTTAGAGTATCTTGCTTTATTATCCGTAACTTGACTTGTGGATTTATAATAATCAAACATAGCTGGATTTAATCGCCAAACTTGCATATCATCAGCATCTTTAAACGCTGATTTTGTAAGCGATTTTTGCACATAAGACCACCAATAAACTGTTACGCTTTTTCTTTTTCGTGGGCGATATAAATGTACATGTTCGCCAACATTTTCTAAAACATAATCATTAAGCAATTTAACAGATTGGGTAATAAACCAAATGTCTATCCCATAATGCCTATGCGTTGATAAATCTTTACCGATTTTATTATGAACGCTTCTATTTTCTTTCATAAAAGCATCAATATATTGGCATTCATCAATAATAACTAATTTTGGCGGTTCTTTAGGGTCTTTGTTTGGGTTTAATGCTCGCCAATCACAATCAGGGGGTAATGGTCTAACGCCACATATTCTAAGCCCTTCTATATTCGTATAAAATTCCTTATAAAACCCCCTTTCAACTTCTCTTATCAGCCACTCAACAACCAAACAAGTTTTACCGCTTCCAGGCGTTGCTGTTATTAACCTAATCATCTTTTTACAACCTTTAAAGTTGAAGCAAAAGTTTTAATATAAACATTGGCAATATAAGCACCAATTATTATACTTATTGCTTTATCAACACCAGCCAACCCTAACAATCCGCTAAATGCTCCAAGTTTACCAAATTCTTCAATGGCTTTAACTTTATAATAATCAACAAAACTGGTAGTACCAACAACAGTAATGACACCAAAACCAACACCAGCCATCACTTGGGCAAACCAGTTACGGTTATTTACCTTCAAAGCAGTCATTATCAAATTAAAGAGACTTTTAAACATACCATTAACTCCGTATCGCTGAAACAACAATGCCCAAAGCAGTTAAATAAGCTAAAGCTAAAATTGCAGGTCTGACTGTTTTAGCAAAATCACAAAGTGGTGTTAAACTGTACTCAAGCGGTACAGCAACCAAACCAACATTTAAATCAAATCTTATTGGAGCTGGACAAGCACCACCATAAGCTAAATATTCAACATCAAAATCAACAGGATTTTTTGTTAATTGTTTTTCTTCAACATTGTAATCAAAATTCTCAAGCTCTTCAGGAGCTTTTTTATCCTCATTAGCTCTAAAGCATAAAAATGAAGCCCAACTACAAAACGATGGCAAGGAAAAACCTTCAGGCTCTTGCTGATTTGATCGATCAGGATTTGGGCTTGGATTCGGTGCAGGATTTGGGCTTGGGCTTGTTCCAGGGTTTGGATTAGTTCCAGGATTTGGGCTTGGGCTTGTTCCAGGATTTGGATTAGTTCCAGGATTCGGACTTGGTAAAGGCTCAGGCGCAACTACACTAGGACTAGAAACAACAGGGGCAGTACCTGGAACAAATTCGGGTGAAGTTGGATTATCAGGCACTTTTGCAACTTCTTCAAATTTAGCATCATATAAGCCATTAGATACATCATATTCAGCTACACGGCGGAATAAATCCCTATTAGGTTTATTTGCGCTCATACCTTGACGAAACACAGAAGCAATATCAGCAGTAGTGGGGTTATCAGGTAAAAAATATTCTATTACAAAAAATTCATCAGCATATTGTAAATCGCCCGAACTTCTGACAGTATGACAATAAGCCCTATGGCTAGAATATTTAATATTAGAATTACTTACCCAATATGTAAAGGTTGAATAAGTTATGTGACCACGATATGTCATTTCACTTTTAGAACCTGTCATTTTTGCAGCCCTATCACGACAACCAAAATCTGCCGCCTGGTCTGCCGTATCAAAATAATTACCACGGTATGAAAAATAACTTGCTTTTAACTTTCCCTTTTTGTCAAACTTAAAATTACCATCTTTATCAATATAAACACTATCAGGCTCACTACCAAAAGTTGAAATTAGATCAGGAACCCAGGAAAACCAACCGCCAGAAAATTTTTTTGCAGCTTTAAATAAAAAACCCCCCTACCCTTTGTAAAAATGACTTATCAGAAACTGTAGAAACGGCAACATGGGCATATTTATCCCCTTTTTGTGCTACAACTTCAATATTACCAGTTTTAGTATTATATGCAGTTTGTTTTACTTCCCAACCACCTGATGATTTTAATTGACCTGCTTGGGCTCTTTCTCTTTGTGTTACTATGCTTGTTTGGTCTGTGATAATATCCGTATTTTTTAAAGCACCAGCATAAGAATTAAAGGGCAAGCAAAAAAGAATGACTAAATAAATTTTTTTTGTTTTCATAAAAATCCTTTTTAATTAACAGTGGATAATAAAACCGTTCTTATATTATTAAATTCATCTAAGGATAATTTATAAATAAAATCAGTTTTATGGCTTTGTTCTTTGACAGTGTCAATAATGATTGGTTGTAAAAATATAACCAAATTTGATTTTTTAACGGTGTTAGAATCAGCTTTAAAAGCTCTTCCTAAAACAGGGATTTTTGAAACTTTAGGAATTGCTTGTATATCTTTTGTTGATTCATCACGCATCAAGCCACCCAATACAATAACTTCACCATTACTAGCCAATATTGATGTATCAATCACACTTTTATTTGTAATAATGCCGTTATTTGTTGCATTAACAACATTGCTGACTTCCTGATAAACTTGAAGCTTTATGCCATTATCAACAATCATCGGTGTAACTTTTAAAGAAATTCCGACATCAATTCTTGATATTGTTTGAAATGGCTCACCATTTCTATCAAGTTGATTGCCTGTAATTACAGGGACATTTTGACCAACCAAAATACTTGCTTGCTCATTATCTAAAGCAAGCACGCTTGGCATTGATAATAAATTTGCCGTTGTTGTCTGCTCTAAAGCTTGTAAAACAGCACCATAAAACTTCTCATCAGTTTGTTTTTTAAAACCAAGTAGACCACCTATCGCTGATAAAGTTTTATTGCCTGAAAGCAGATTTGTTAAAGAAATCGCAGGATTAAAATTTACAACACCATAACCATTTTGTGAACCCAATGCCCATTGAACACCAAGCTTACTGATATCATGATCAGATAACTCAATAATAACTGCTTGTATTAATACTTGTTTTTTATTTACATCAAGATTATTAATAAGATAACCCAAACTTAAAGACTGATCGATATTATCCGAACGGATTAAAACAGCGTTTGATGATAAATCTGCAACAGCAACAATATTATCCATAGACAATGAATTGATAATTTGTGCAACATTATCAGCTTTTGCATGTTTTAACTTATAATAACCAACATTGCCGATATCTTTTGAGACTCTGTATAAATCACCATCTTTGATCACACTGATGTTATGCAATCTTAAAGCAGAAATATAATAATCAAACAAAGCATCAACGCTAACAGCTTGACGAATATTTAAAGAAATAAGCGTATCAGACACCCTATCATCAACAACAAAATTTTTATTTACAATCTTTGAAATCTCTTTTGTAAAGCTTTTTAAATCAACCTTTTCAACTTCAACAACCCAGCTATTAGCAACAGAACAAGCAGGAAAAAGGATAAGCATTAGAGATAAAAACAAAGCTTTCATTATTTAATCCTTAAATAAAATATAAAAAGCCATTGTTAAAACAATTAAGCAATATAAAACAAGCATATAAAAATAACCTTGCTAACAATTCTTACCAATTAAAAAAGTAAAAAAGGAAGGTAAGAACCCCCACCCTCCTTTTTTAGCATTAAAATAATTAACGCTGTGCAACGCGTGATAGCAATGACCAAACCCACGCAAGTGCAGATGGTGCCATTTTAGCTGCACCCAATGCCCCAACAGCAGCTAAGCCTAAACCCAATTGCGTTGTTGCACTTGACATATCCAAAGCTCCAGCATTTGCATAAGCTGTTGAAGCCAAAGCAACAGATCCAACAACTGCAACTGTATTAACCACTTTTTGATACATAGCTTTCATAATTTACTCCTTTATTTAGAAGCTTGTTTTGATAAAAAGCTCCAAATCCAAGCTGTAGCAAAGATTGAAGCAGTGAAAACCAGCAAAATTGAAATATCTGAATAAGTCAAATTTGCCAATTCAGAAAATAAACTTTGTTGTGGTAAGTTTTGAAGTAAACTTTGATCCAATTCAACCCAAGCAGTGCAAACAGGTTTTGGACTATTTTGATCAAATTGGGCACAAACAAAATATTTCATTTTCTGTTAGTTTTTAGCTTGTTGAGACTTAAAAATAACCTTGCTGGCAACAAATTCAGCAGTTTTACCGTTTGATTTAAATTCTCCATGTAATTCACACGGATAAACTTTATTAGGCTCAATAAAGCTAAATTCTTTATCAAGTTCTAAACTTGAAACTTCATATTTAAAAACTTGAGAAGTCGAACCATAGCCCGTTTTATTCTCAAGAAGTACAATTAACTTGATATAATCATATTTAGCACCTTCATCGGTTGTAAAATTGACTGATGAAGCACCGATTAAATTGACATTCATGGTAATCATAATAAATCCTTAACTAAGCAACTAAAGGTAATTGATATTGTGAAACAGGCTCTACATAATCAGCAGGCAGCTGATTATCAAAATCAATTTCACAAAATCGCACAAACGGAATCACTTTGGGCTTTTGCATGTGTAGATTTTGCAGATAAGCTTTTGACAAACCACAGCTTATAAGCAAAGAAATATTGTCATAAAATGTACTTTTTGAAATGCTATTTCTAACATTTTCATAACCATCCGATTTAATCGTTTTATAAAACTGATATGCTTTAAATGCTTTTGTATAGCTAATATTACCCTTTTTAGTAACTGTAAATAGTTTTGATTTTAGCAATTCTAAAATCTTGTCATCGTTAAAAAAAATCATATTCTCACCTTCAAGAGCATCAAAAATAGGTTTAAAAGCAATATGCCAAAGATTTTGCAATAACTTTGGTTGCTTATGTTGTAATGAAATCAGCTCAAATAAATTGGTTGGATAGTTGTTTTTAGATAAATAAGTTTTGCAAATCCGAGCTTCAAAACGAAGTTTTGCATTAGCAAAATCTTTGGCTTTACTAATAGCGTTTAACTTATTTAATGCTTGTTGGTCTGTACCAGCTTGTTTTTTAAGCTGTTTAATTTGATTTTCAACTTCTTCAAATTTACCATATACTTTACGACCGATATAACGGCTGTTTTGAGTACCCCAACGAACATAATTTTGATAACGCACATTTTGGCTTTTGGCATGACCACTTGAGATATTAGATAGATATTCAAGCACTTTTGGAACTAAATTTTGATGGGGCAATGTTGCCATGTAAGTTGTATCAATGTGAAGTACTTGGGTGTTGGCAAAATCCAAATAAGCACACAGCTTGGGAAATGCGTCAATAACAAGCCCAAGCATTTCAATTGCACCCAATTCAATGGATTCAAAGCCATACACATTATGACCTTGTAATAATTTTAAGGGGCTGGCTTTTAATTCAAGATATGGTAAGCAGTTAATGCCTTTGTCATAAAACTTAACCGCCATATCACTAAAATCCGTTCCCAGTGTGTCGTATGGAGCATATAAATCCTGTGCTTTAACAGCACCATCATCATCGTGCTTAACTATGCGAGCAGCACAATTTAGACCCAATGATAAAATATCACCTTCAAAATAAAAGCACCCTTCCCCACGCTCTACAGCGTAAGTTTTAAAAACAGGTACTGATAAACGAAGATGGTCGAGCAT